CTCCATTAATCGTAATAGCAACAGCTCAAGATAAGACAAATGCAGCAGGTACAGGTGTAGCCGCTGCTACAACAAAAGCGAACGCAGGTTCGGCATTTAAAATTACATCACAAAAAGAATTAGTAGATCTTTTCGGAGTACCAAACTTTGAAAAGACAGCAAGTAACACACCTATACACGGTAGTGAGTTAAACGAATATGGTTTATTAGCAGCCTATAGTTTACTCGGTGTTTCTAACGCTGCTTTTATTACAAGAGCAGATGTTAACCTTGCAGAATTAGAAGGTTCATCAGAAGCCCCGGGAGCGAATCCAGACGATGGTCAGTGGTGGGTAAACACAGGCACAACGACTTTTGGAATTCAAGAGTGGAACGGCGCATCAGCAGACACTACAGGCGGACAAAAATTTGCTGCTAAGACTCCTATAGTTTTAACAGACGACGATTCAGTAAGAATATCAAGCGGTGCTCCAGCAGGATCAGTTGGTTCAGTTGGTGACTACGCAGTTGTGTTTGAAACTGTTGATGGCAGCGGAACTTTTGATGCCGCTAAAGAAACTGCTAAGGTATACTTCAAGTCAGCAGGCAATGGCGGTGTTGCGGGTGGTGGCACAGCAGTTGACTCAGGTGACTGGGTTCTAGTTGGGTCAAATGCTTGGAAAGCAAGCCATCCTACAGTAATTGGAACAGCAGCAATTACAGGAACACTAACATCAGGTACGTTTGCTATTAATGACACAGCAATTAATATAGTTAATGGTTGGTCACTAGCACAATTAGTGTCACACATTAACGGTTTAGCAATTACTGGTGTACTAGCAAGAGCAGTTGAAAACAAACTTTATCTATACTCAGATGGAACATCATACAGTTTAGGTGATTCATCACAAGACGGGTCAATTAGAATTGTAAATGAAAGTGCCAACTTTACAACACTAGGGTTGACTCAGAAAGTTTATAACGGTGTTTCATTACAACAAACTCCACACACAACAGTTCCTCAATGGAAATCATCATTGGCAACTGCTGCTCCTACAGGTTCTGTATGGATTAAAACTACTGAGCCTAACAGCGGAGCAAGATGGAGAGTTAACTATTGGAACGAAGCAACTACTACTTGGATTGAAGAAAGTGCTCCGATATATGCCAACAACCACAGCGCATTATACTATCTTGACAGATCAGGTGGGGGTTCAAACTTACCTGTAAACTCATTATACGTACAATCAAATGCTGATGAGCATGGCGGTAGTGATACTACACCCGAAACTGCTAAATTTAAATTATTTTACAGAGCAGTAAGAGGCAACACAACAGTAACTTCAGCGGTTGTTACTGGTCTGTTAACAAGTGGAGCAAACACTTTCACAATTAAACAAAGTGTTACTGGTTCTGCTAGTTTAACAGCAGCAACTACAATATCATTTACAGCAGCAGGAACAGCAGCAGACGCTACAGCAATTGCTGAAGCAATCAACGCTGCGGTTTATGTTGATGGCAATGGCGATTCAGTTACTAATCAAATTGAAGCAACAGTTACAGATGATTATAAAGTTCAAATCTATCACAAGAAGGGTGGAGACTTTAGAATCACTGATGGAACAGCAACTCCAATTGTTAAGTTATTCACAGCATATAACATTAACACAGGAGCAGGCACTGCTAACTTCTACACAGCACCAGCAGGTGCTTCAGAGGGATACATTGCTTCTAACTGGAAACCTTTGGCAGCAGTGGATTTCAAAGCCAGTGCTGATAACCCACAAAACGAACCAGCAGATGGTCAATTATGGTACAATTCAGAATTTTCTGATGTTGATATCATGGCCCACAATGGAACTACATGGGTAGGTTACAGAACTGCTTATCCATCAACAGATGCTAACGGACCTCAAGTAAGAGCAACAGAGCCAACTACACAGTCAGATGGTTCAACACCTTTAGCAGATGGAGACTTGTGGATTTCTACAGCGGACTTAGAAAATTATCCAACAATCTACAGATACAACAACGACCTAGCACAGTTTGTGTTGGTTGACAAGACAGACCAAACAACTGAAGACGGTGTGTTGTTCGCAGACGCTCGTTATGGTTCGTCAGGTGCGACCGGTAATACAGCAGCAACCATTAAAACATTGCTGACAGAGCCTTACCTAGACCCAGATGCTCCAGATCCAGCACTATATCCACAGGGTATGTTGCTATGGAACTTGCGTAGAAGCGGTGGTAACGTTAAGAAATACAACAACAACTACATCGACACAACAGCAGACAATGCTCGTTTCAACGATGAAGCAATGAGTGGTTACGCAACAGACCGTTGGACTACACAATCAGGCAACCAAGAAGATGGTAGCGGATCATTTGGTCGCAAGGCACAGCGTATGGTTGTTGTACAGGCTATGAAATCTGTAATCGACACAAGTGAACAGATTAGAGATGAAGAGCGTAGAAACTTTAACATAATTGCTGCTCCTGGTTATCCAGAGTTAATGAGCAACTTAGTGAACTTGAACATTGACAGAGGCTTAACAGCATTTGTTATTGGCGATACTCCACTAAGACTAGCAGCAAATGCTACAACTTTAACTAACTGGGGTTCAAATGCTAGCCTAGTAACAGACAACGGTGACGAAGGTTTAGTAACCTACGACGAATACCTAGCAGCATTTTATCCAAATGGATTCACAACTGATCTAAGCGGTGTTAACGCAGTTGTTCCAGCATCACACATGATGATGAGAACAATCGCACTAAGCGATCAAGTTTCTTATCCATGGTTTGCTCCAGCAGGTACAAGACGCGGTGGAATTACAAACGCAACTGCTGTTGGTTACATTGACGCAGCAACTGGGGAATTCCAGACAGTTTCTTTGAACGAAGGACAAAGAGATACATTGTATGATCTAAAAATTAATCCGATCACATTCTTTAACGGAGTTGGATTGGTTAACTATGGTCAGAAAACAAGAGGCAGAAATGCTTCTGCGTTAGACAGAATAAATGTAGCACGTTTGGTAGTTTACTTGCGTAGTCAGTTAAATAAATTGGCCAGACCATACATTTTTGAACCTAATGATAAAATCACAAGGGACGAAATTAAACAAGCAGTGGAGTCATTACTACTTGAATTAGTTGGTTTAAGAGCCCTTTATGATTTCGCAGTAGTGTGTGATGAAACAAACAATACACCAGCCAGAATCGATCGTAACGAACTATATGTTGACATTGCGATTGAACCGGTCAAGGCGATTGAGTTCATTTACATTCCGTTGCGTGTCAAGAACACAGGAGAAATATAATGCCTATTACATCATTAAATAACTTCTCAGTACCCACAGACGCAGGCAACCAAGTGCTCTTGATGCCAAAATTAAAGTTTCGCTTCCGCGTTACTTTATTAGGTTTTGGAGTTAGTGCTGCTACTGAGTTAACAAAACAGGTTGTCGACGTAAGCAGACCAAAGGTTGCTTTTGAAGAAATTCCTTTGGAAGTTTACAACTCACGTGTATACCTAGCAGGTAAGTATACATTTGAAACTGTTGTGCTTAACTTGCGTGATGACGCTACTGGCGAAGTTCAAAAACTTGTTGGTCAACAGGTTCAGAAACAGTTCGACTTTGTTGAACAGGCTTCTGCTAGATCTGGTATTGATTACAAATTTACTACTAAGATCGAAGTGTTGGACGGTGGTAACGCTAACCAAGACGAAATCAATGTGTTAGAAACTACTAACCTTTACGGTTGTTTCGTACAAAACGTTGATTATGGTGATGCTAACTACGGAACTAACGAGCCTATGACTGTAGCACTTACAATACGTTTCGACAACATGACTCAGTGGGGGCCAGGTGCTCAAACTGTTGGTGTTGGTATTGGCGCTGCTGTGGAAAGAACTATTGGTTCTTCTACAACAGGTGGTGGAGCAGCTCAAGGCTAATAGTAGCAAAAAGATTAAAAAGCCCGGATTTTTTCCGGGCTTTTTTTATGGCTAAATAATAGTATGGCCAACAAATATACAAAATATTTAGATTTCTTAAAAGACTTCGGACGCGGATTAACTAACCCCAAGGGATTAGTTTCTAACTTCCAGCACGCCACTAGATTATTCATTGATGATCAATTTAGATTATCACCAAGAACGAAATTTAATTATTTCGTGCGTATTGAGTTAGATAAAGATGCTACTAGGGCTAAATCTTTTACAAACAGACACGCAGAAGAAACAGGTCTACTTGCCAAGTCTGCTGAACTGCCTAAATTTAAATTTGACAGCAAGACACTAAATCAGTATAATAGAAAAAAGATTATCTATTCTAACTACAATTATGAACCCATAACTATTAACTTCCACGATGATAATCAGGGAATTATAAGTGCGTTGTGGGCAATATATTATGGATATTATGTAAGAGACAGGCACCTTCCAACCAGTGCTTATGATGCGAATCAGTATAGAAAAACCGATACGCCGAGCGATGCGTTTAGATATGGATTAGACAGTGATATTTTATCACCCCTCTTTAAGTCTATCACAATCTATACCATGGCCAGAAGAAGATTTATAGGATACACCTTGGTTAATCCAAAAATCATATCCTGGAATCAAGGAAATATGGATTACGCAGCATCCACTGAACCAGCATCAAGCGAGATGACAGTTGAGTACGAAGGAGTAATTTATAGTTCAGGAAGAATTACCGAAGGATCGCCCAAGGGATTCGCGACACTACACTATGACAACACACCTTCACCTCTTACAGTCGCCGGCGGAGGAATTTCAAACCTATTAGGTGAGGGAGGAGTTCTTGATGGAATAGAACAGGTGTTTGGAGCAGTTGCGGATGGAACGGCATTTGGGTCGGGACAGTCATTCCTTAGCACAGCAATTAAGGCTGTCAACACATATAAGAATGCCAAAGAATTATCAAGCGATTCTATTAAAAGAGAAGCAATTAACATATTAACAAGTCCTGCGGGAATTGAATCAGTGGCCAACACCATTAGTGGTGTGGCTGGAGCAATATTTCCAAAGAATGATACAAATAATACTCCTATCACAGGAACACAGAGAACAGTTAATGGTTACACTGGGGAGATACAATTATAATGCCAACAAATTTACCAGCCGAGACAACAACAGATAGTGCCCAGGGAACTAAATTGTTCTTTGATACATACGGAAAAACTCCCTTGGAATTTAATTCCGTTGATGTTGATACGACCGTTCAATTTTTTGAATCAAAGGGTTTCACAGAAGATTCGGCGCTAACCATATCAACGGTATTGCTGAAACAGGCAAAATTAGAAAGTATATCCATAAGCGTTATATTAGAAAAAATAAAATCTCTAAACGAAACATCACTCAGTGCGTTGGTAGCAGAAATTCTAAATAATAATAGACCTTCTACATCAACTCTTGGGTACAGAAAAGATATCGGAAACGCAAACAAACAAAGAAACGTGGTGCCTTAATATGCCTAAGTTTGCCCAGGGGAAATTTGAAATGAAAAATCCTGGCAAGTATGTTGGAACTAGAAAACCGCTTGCTAGAAGCTCATGGGAATTTGTTTTCATGAGAATGTTAGATGAGCATCCTGGTGTTCAGAACTGGGCCAGTGAATCAGTCCAGATCCCCTATAGAAATCCATTGACAGGAAAATATACGATATATGTTCCGGATTTTTTTATAGTCTATCAAGATAGGAATGGTAAGAAGCACGCTGAAGTGGTCGAAGTAAAACCTGCTAACCAAACACTGAGAGAAAAGGTTGGAAAGAGTAGATATAACCAAGAGCAGTATGTGATGAACATGGCCAAATGGGAAGCAGCAAATGCTTGGTGTAAACAGAATAGATTGAGATTTAGGATTATAAATGAGGAAGATATTTTCCATCAAGGTAACAAAAGAAGATAGATCATGATAAAATTCTTCGATGAAGTAAAAATATTAAAAACTCCTCGATCAAAAAAAGTTGTAATTTTTCAGTGCGATGAGAATTTTTTTAATTCATACGGATTTTATAATTTAGTATCATGTGAAAAACATAATTTGAATGTTCATATACATTTTATTAATCCTAGCAAACTGTTTTTAAATAAAATTAAAAATCTTAATTTAGATATACAATTATCATATAGTCAAGAATTTATAAACACTGATATAAATTTTTATAAACTAAAAAGTTATTATTTTTGTTCGAGATATTACATTACAAATTATCTATTTGAAAAAGAACTAATCGAAGAAGCATTTATTACAGATGCAGATATTATTTTTAATGAACAAATAGAAATCCCAAGTAATTTTAAACTAGGTATACTTTATTTTCCTAAACATAATAATCTATGGAAACAAACAGGAGCAAACTTTTCATATATACACAAAAATAAAAAAAGTTTTTTAGAAACGGTAATCAAAATTTATGAAGATAAATTAATTACCACTAAATTTGAAAATATAACAGATAATATGAATAAGGTTGAAAAAGCAAACTTATACGGGCTGGACCAAGTATGCATGTCTCTTGCTCTAAAGGAAAATTTTATAGACAACGAATTTATTAATTTAACAATCATAGACAAATTTATCGGAAAAAGTTTAGATTTTAAAATATGGTCGTTAACGGGAGGAGGAAAATCTAATTCCAATTTAAAATTTCTTTTGGACCGTACATTACCGGATAAATATAAACATGACAAAGAAATTAGAAGAATTGTTTAACTTAGAAGATCAAGCACAACCGGCAGAAGTCGTCCAAAAAGAAGAGACAGCATCTGAGGATGCTGAATTACGCCAAGAAATACGAAGCCTTGACGATAGCGCAAAGGCCATACAAAAAATTACAGGTGATCTTCCACAAATTACCGAATTGGATAACATTGAGGAAAAGGACCTAGATCATCTTGCTTCCAAGGCTGAAAAAGCCTATGACGATTTAATGGACCTTGGTATGAATGTTGAAGTGCGTTACAGTGGTAGGATATTTGAAGTTGCGAGCAGTATGCTTAAAAACGCCATTGAAGCAAAGACAGCAAAAGTTGACAAAAAGTTAAAAGCCGTAGATTTACAACTTAAAAAGCTCAAAATTGACAGAGATAGCCCTGAAGAAAACGATATTTTAGAGGGCAAGGGCTACGTAATGCTTGATAGAAACGAACTAATGAAAAAATTAAGCGGAAAGGAATAAATACATATATGAAAACGTTTAGCGATTATCTTACAGAAAGTAAAAAGACCTATAGTTTTAAGGTCAAAATAGCAGGCGACCTTCCTGAAGGTTTTGCCAATGACCTTAAAGCACGATTGGAAAATAGGAGTGTTATTCAGTTTGAACAAATGAAAACTACACCCGTAACTGAAGTTCCACACGAATTTCCAGAGTTAAAAAATATGGAAGTTCACGTGTTTGACGTAATGACTGAGTATCCGCTAACTACTACTGAAATTGAAAAAGAAATTTTTGAAATGGGCTGTTGCCAACCGGGTTACTACAAGGTTAGAAACAGCGCAAGTCCTTCCGAAATTGACCAAATTACAGCAGGTGACGAAGTTAATTACGAAGGTGCCTTGCTACATGATAATCAATACAAGGAAGTACCAAAGGTCAAACACAAGGATTACTTCGGAGATGATTTCAACAAGGCGTTTTTAAAAGAGCTTTCCAAGGAAGCAAAGGAAAGAAAAAAAGAATTAGGGCATGATAAGTTGAAAGCGGATGTTTATCAAGATACCCCTAAAATTAAACAAGATAAAGCAGGAGTAAAAAGTCCTGTAGGGAGTAACTAATATGAACTTTCAAGAACTTTTAGCAAGAATGCAGGAACTGGATGCTCCTAAGGCAGTACAACCTGTTGAAACCGCAGCAGAAGATTGCGGAATGCCGATGGCTCCAAGCATGCCTCCAAAACCGGAAGATAAGCCATCAATGACTGTTAACATTACAGCCCAGGGTGATGCTATCGAAGATATTTTAAAATTAATGGCAAAGGTCAATCCAGACATGAACAAGGCATCCGATGCCCCTAGCATGCCAGCACCTATGCCCATGCCTATCACAATCAAACCAATTAATAAATTAATTCCGGATTTCGATGGCGACAATGATGACAAGCCAGGCGGGGAAATGGATTCAGATTACAATGGTGATGGTAAACTTGACAGACACGAAAAGGATCATGCTGACGAAAAACCATTGTTAAAAACTCTAGACATAGATCACGACGGTGACCATGACATGGATGATCATGACATGGAAAAAGATGATGAAGAAGATAAAGAAGAAGCATACGCTAACGAACCAGATGAAGATGAAAGAGACATCGAATTCATGACTAAGAAAATGTCAGGTGGCATGAACAGAATGAAGGCCACCCATCCTAAGGTTGCAGGCGGAGACAATCCAATGCAGCGTGTCAAGGAAGGTGAAGATCTTCTTGCTTCCATCAGAGCAGAATTATTAAGAGCATTAGAAGAAACCAAAGGAGCAAAATAATGGCAGACTTAACATCAGCAACAATCGGCGGCGGAAGTGGAATTTTAGTTGCCAGAAGTTACAAACAATTAGTAGGAGATGGCGCAAGTGGTGCTGGTCCTTACACAAGATTTGGAACTCCACAGTTACAGGCCATTAAGGTAATTTCTGCTACAATTGACTTTTCAACAAGTTACACAGATCCAAATAGCAACTATTCAAAAGCAATTACTGCTATCCAAAATAGAGCAGAAGTGTTTTATGCAGGTATTCCAGGAAACACAGCAACTGGATTTACTGTATTAATTAATGCAATTAATTCAGACGCAGGCGACGGATACGGTGCAAGTTCATCAGCAGATGGATCATACGATAACGTTGAAGGCGATATTGATATTGCTGTTAACGGTAGTGACAGTGGTGATATTACAATCACTAATATTGCACTAACAGGTTTAACTTTCGCATAATATCTTAGTTTCATATCTATCCAATAGGGCCGCAAGGCCCTATTTTTTTGATTAAATACTAGTATGGCAAAGAGTTTAGATGGCGTCCAAATTAAGAAGGCGCATAGCAAACAAAAATATACACTA